ACCAAAACCGCCACGTATTCCACAAACCCATTCAGAAGCACCATACGGATTGGCGCGAGAACTAAGAGCAAAACAGGAAAATGTTGAGCAGTACGAATCTGCCAGCCCTAAATAAATAATAGGAGTCAAGATGGCCCTCTCGGACAGACAGCGTAAACAAAATCAGCGTGACCGAGAACAGGGGCTTCCTGAGACTTACAAGTCCGAACCTAGACCGTCTAAAGACGAAATTATTGCTCGGGTCAGCCAACATAAGCTGAACTATGATTATGCCGTAGCACAGGATGCCACGGGAAAATTTTATAAGAGTGAATGCCGACCATGCGTTGACCTTCTTGCAATCTACGAAGGCGCGAACATTCTCAACAAAGAGATAGAAGAAGATGAGACGCCCGTCGACCGTAGGAAGACGCCGAAGAAGAAAGAGAATCGTCCGAATCCTTCCCAGCAACGGATTCAAATCCGTGCTACTGAATACAACGGTATCAAACTCGAACCTAATTGTAACTTCGAGTTCCGACTTCTCAAAGAAGTAGACGAAGTCGTTTCGTTTCAGCGTTGGCTCGACCTTCGCGACAAGGCCCGTAAAGATTTGTTGTGGCTCGGGCGTTTGCTGGGCTTCGGTTTGTTTCATTCGGTTCACCAGTTTGTCTGCGACCAGTTCGTGCAAAAGAACTTCGATGGTCTATATTTCCCCGGCTACACCATCGATGACTTTCACGACATGATTCGGGCGCAAAAGCGCTACACGAACGATGGCGTGACCGAATGCCGCGAAATGATTCTATTGGAATCACGCGGCGCATATAAGTCAACCATTGATGGCATTGATTGCGTTCAATGGATGATTAATTGCCCTGATATCCGCATCATGATTATGACGGGTGTCAAGTCGCTCGCCAAAAGATTCGCAAAACAGATTAAAAAGAATTTCTATCTTGCTGCAAAAGGCGAGCCGACTGCATTCCAGCTTTTGTTTCCCGAGTATATTCTGACTGGCGTGGATGGAAGGTCAGAATCGCCCGTTGAGTGTCCGGCGGCTTTGTTGAGCCAACAATACAAAGAGCCGAACCTTTGGGTTACGTCGATTGAGTCTTCGAATACCGGAGACCACTGCGACATTCGAAAGGCTGACGACGTTGTTACGCCGAAGAACTCCGCCGACAAAGAACTTCGCGAAGAACTGAAATTCGAGTTCGACAGCACGGATGACTTACTCGACCAGTGGGGATTTTCCGACGTTATTGGAACCCGCTATTTCACCGATGATTGGTATGGCACGCGTTTGTTGCCGAACACCGAGACTGGAGAAGTCGCACCACTCAGATATAGCTGTCGTGGATGCTGGACATTACCGCCGCAAGTCGAAGCTGATTACAAGAGCGGAAAGATTTCGCTCAAGCAGATTATCGACGGTAAGCTTGGCACTCTAACATTCCCTTATAAGTTGACGTGGGCAGAGCTTCGCAAGACCCTAAACAAGAAGGGCGAGCGCAGCTTCAAGAACCAGCAACTTAACGAAGCCACGGACGCCAAGACCGACGACAACTACATCAATCAGTTTGATGAAGACGTTCTCAAGGCCCATTGCTATCAGCGGTCGGCGGCCCCGCGTGAGATGGAAATTATTCAAGCGTGGGATTTCGCATATAGCGACCATAAGACATCGGATTTCTCGGTCGGCGTGACCGCAGGAATCTATCAGACAGCGAAGAAAGAACTCGCCGTCGTAATCTTGGAAATTATCTTCGACAAGTGGAAGTCTTCCGAGTTGTCGAGTCACATGTTGTCCTTCTACGAAAAGTGGAGACCCTCGCGGGTTTACATCGAAGAAGCCAACGGCGTTAATTTCTTGATGGGTAACATTAAGAACGCGGCGCAGATAAAAGGCTCTGATATGCCGAGTCGCATTTATTTGCGACCCGTATCGATACACGTAAACGCCAAGCGGTCTCGTATCAAGGACCTCGAATTCTTGTTAGGCCACGAGCGTTTGTGGTTCGTGCTCGGTCCTTGGATTGATGAAACTTTCAAACAGTTAAGTCAATACACAGGCAAGAAGAGTACGACGTATCGTAAAGACGATATTCCGGACGCACTATCTTTTATAACGGGGCACTTGCCTCCTTCAGCACTACAACATAACCCGGACCCAAAGCAAGTAGAAAAAGAACACGAAGAAAGAGTAGCTAAGGATGCGAAGAAAGCAATCTATAATCGCATGTTCGGCGGCCCTTCTCCAACAGCACCGATGCCAGCCGCCCCGATTACTCAAGAGCCCACACCAGACCCACGACGGGCGATGATAAACAGGTTATTTGGTGGTAATGGGCTTCGGGCTTGATTTTTGTAGCTACAACTTGACTGAGGCGTGCCTGTAACACGCCTCGGTCTACTCTTTACAGGAGAGTGAAAATGTTTGTTTATTTAATTACGAATACTATCAATGGAAAGCGATATGTTGGTCAAACTAAGCAGACTCTAGCTAATCGTTGGAGTATGCACGTCGCTAAAAATCATTGTCGATATCTTCATAACGCCATTCAAAAATACGGGCGAGAGAATTTTATTATAGAAGCTCTTTTTGATGTTCTTAACAAAGAATTGGCAAATGAGTTTGAGATAGAATATATTGAGCGATATAAAACAATGTATCCAAACGGATACAACATTCTCCCCGGCGGAGATAATAGGCCGCCTTTAAGTGAAGAAGCCAAGAGAAAGATATCTGAATTTCACAAAGGTAAGAAGCACCGTCTCGGACATTCTCCATCAGAAGAGACTAGAAGAAAGTTATCGCTAGCAAATAAGGGAAAAACGCTTTCGTTTGAGCACAGGAAAAAGATATCTCTTGCTCATGTAGGTATTGGGCACTCAGAAGAGTCTCGAAAGAAAATGAGTATACAGCGTATTGGTCGAAGACATTCTGAGGAAACTCGTCAGAAGATGAGTTTATCACAACAAGAAAGAAGAATGAAGGAATCGAATGTCTGACCAAGAGCAGCGGATTGCGCAGTCAATTCATAGTTTATATGTTGAGCCTGCTGCGGAAATCACCGAAGAAAATACCAGCGTCGATAAGAAAACGGGCACGATTATGTTCGCCGATTCTGCCGCTGTTAAATTGGTAATTGATGATACCGAAGCGGCAGATAAATACATAAATGTGCAACAGTGGGCAAATGGGTGGACCATGGCCGACTTGTTGTATCAATCCCCCGCCACGCAGTCCGCGTTCGATGGCGGAAATGTTGGACAAGCATCTGTACCAAAATACATGGTGAGTAATCACATTTCTTCCATTGTTCCGAAAATTCTTGGAGGAATTTTCTACGAGGACCCGTGCTTCCTCCTACGCCCACGCCCGGGTGTGAAGGCAGAAGTCGTTACAGCTAAGACCGCGATTTTTTCGGCCCAGCTTGACGCGATGGGGTTCGAAGAAGAGGTGGAACGTACTATTGAGCAAGCTGCACTGTTGGGCACTGGCATCATGAAGTACGGATTCACAGAGTATACCAAGAAGATGCGCCGCTATAAGCGGAAGGGCGCGAAACTTGCGGTCGAGCAACCGGATAAAACAATCAAGATGATTGATACTCCGGACTCGGATGATTACGAGGTCGAGTATTTCGATAAAGTAATTTCGCATCCGTGGATTAAGTGGTGTGACCTTCGTACGGTTCTCGTGAATCCCGGCTGCCGTGTCGGCGACATTACAAAGTCTGGTTGGTGTGTGTATCGCGATTACGCGACATACAACGACCTTAATATGCTTCGCGATGTCGAGGGATATAACATCCCTGAAGAGGCTGTTCTACGCGCGCTTTTTGCAGACAAACCCACGTCCGGCCCAGACAATCTGACTATGACCATCCCAGAAGGGATGATGGGTTATTTGCAACACGCGGTGCCGCGTAGCTATAAGACATCGTCAGACCCGAATACATCACCTATCGAAGTCCTAGAACGCTGGGACAACGAGAAAGTCATCGTTATTCTGTGCTGCAACGGCCACAACATTTTGATTCGCAACGAAGAGAACCCGTACGGCAAGATTCCATTCTTCTCGTTCAACTGGCGCAATATTCCCGATTGCTTCTATGGTCAGGGTCTCGGTCTTCTAATCGGCAGTGAGCAAATTGTTGAGCAAGGTGTAACCAACCTAGCGCTCGATTTGCTAGCCTATGGTTTGCAGCCAACCGCTGTTCGCAAGAAGGGTTTCAACACGCCGACGCAGAATATTCGTTGGCGTCAGGGTGGAATCATCGACGTTGAAGAAGATGTCGACAAGGCTTTCAAGTTCCTGCAAATGCCGCCTGTACCGGGCGAAGCGTGGCAGTTCATTGCGCAAGCTCAAAGCACCGGGGCATCCACCTCGGGCGCGAACGAGCAAGTTATTCAGGGCGCTGGTGCAGCAGGCATCAAAACGACTGGTATGCGTTCGGCTACAGGAGCAGCGGCGGTTATTCAAGCCAACGCCAGCCGACTTGACGGCCCGACCGGAAGATTCATTCGTCAGGTATTTGAGCCATGGCTCTATCAGATGGATGAATTGAACAATGTTCTGCTCCCGACGAGCGTCATCCGTGACATTCTCGGAGACGAACTCGGCGAACCGTTCTTGGTTGACCACATAGACTTTCGCGAAGCCAAGCTTGAGTACGAAGTTCTCGCGGGTGCAAAACTTGGTGCCAAGAAAGAAATGGCACAAGCGTTGCCGATTATCATTCAACTTCTCAACAACCCTACGTTCGTTGCGAACGCGAATGATGCCGGATATCAGTTTGATGCTCCGGCAATCTTCAAGGCATTCACCGATGCGGCTGGTTGGAAGTTCAGTCAGAACTTCTTGCGTAAGATGACGCCAGAAGAGAAGCAGAGACATGACGCCAATTCTCCGGCGGCGATTGCGGCTGCTCAGCAAGCCTCAGCAGAAAAGATGCAACAAATAAAGTACGAGCAAGAACAGAAGCTTGAACAACAGAAACAATTGGGCAAGGCAGGAAATGAAGCCTACCGCGCCGCAATCGAAAAAGCAACGCAGCCAGAGCTAATGACGGGTGAACCGGGCAATACAGGCTTCGGTTCGACTACCGCATTATAGAGTTTGAAAGCAGCACAATACTTAGAGAAGCACAAGGAATAAAACAATGCCAGAACAAAAAGAAGTCGAATCAATTCTGTGTGAAGAGCTTACGCAAGTAGAGAAGTTTCATCTTGCACAGATAGTATCAATGCCCGGGATGCAAGTGCTCGTGAAGTTGGCGAACGCCGCTTGCATGCGTGCTACTCAAGACCCAATTAAGCTGAGCCCTGAAGCTCCAAACTATGAGCGCGCGGCAGCAAGCCGTGTTCAACGCGCTCGTAATATTACCGAATTCAGCGACTTGTTTTTCAAGTCGGTTTACTCTCACGTAGATTCGATAAGAAAGAAAGAAGCTGATGAAGACAAAGAAGCAGTGGCCGCCGTAGAGAATATCTTCGGTATTCATGCAGCAGTCAAAGGCACGCCGCAAGATGCCATTATGAAAACATTTGGCATTCATCCGGCAAAGCCGAAGAAAAAGAAAGTAGAAGTATCGCAGTCGTAATCTCCCGTAAGGGATGCAGTAAAATGAATGCAGTAAGAGGGTAAAATGGACTCCAACACAGTAATTGACCTAGCTTGGCTAGAGTCTGCAACATTGAATGATTTGAAAGCCGCGATGCGGAACCCAGCACAACTGGCTGCCGTCAACGCACTATTACTTACGCCGGAAGGCAAGCAAATTGCTTCCGATATGTTAAACGACCCGGACTATAAACCGAAGTCGCAACAACAACCTACCGCTGAAGAAGCGGCTCAGATTGAAGCCGACCGTTTGCTTGCAGAACAACAAGCCGCAGCCGCAGCGGCTGCCGAAGCCGAACCAGTTGTTGTGCCCGCTGAAATTCCAACGCCAGTTGCTCCAGTCATAGATTATACCGCCGAGGACGCCGAGGCTTCCAAAGCTGGTATTACTGTTACAAGAGACGCACAAGGGCGCATCACCAAACTCGTGAAGACTTATCAGGCCGCCGACGAAGACGGTAAGCCAATTGGTCGACCGACACATTTGGAAGCCAAGTCTTGGGCTGAACTCAGCGTCAAGCAAACCGACGCTCACGTCAACGCAGTTCGTTACGCCGAGCGCGTCAAGACAAACCGATTCAAACAAGCGACCGCCGCAATTAAGACGGTAGAGCAATCACAGGTCGTTAAGACCGCACAGGCCGAAAGCGCCAAGATGGCTGAAGAAGCCGTCAATGAGAAAGACCCTGCTAAAATGCAGGCCGCAGTTCAGAAGTCCCTCCAAGCAGAGCGTGATGCCAAGATTGCTTTGGATACCGCTCGCGCTCACGGTGCGATTATCGCCGAGATGTGGATGGACGACCACAAAGAAGATTTCGTTCCTTGTGTTGCAGCTTCGAAAATATTAGGAGACTGGTTGGAAGCTAATAAACTTCCGCTAACCTATGAAAATCTCGAAGAAGCACTCAAGGCAAACAGAACTCAATTACCGTATCCTGAAAAACAGGTGGTAGTTGAAGAAGTACCTGTTTCGACCGCGTCAAATACGCCCGTCGCGACATCTGTGGCTCCTGCCGCAGCGCCCGTAGCACCAGCCGCGCCAATAGCGCCGCCTGCTCCCGCCGCCGCAGTATCAGCCGCAGCGCCAGCATTACCAGCCGCACCATCAGCGCCTTCTCAGCCTGTGGCGACGGCCCCGTCATCTACGCCTGTAGCCGCGCCAATAGCGCAACCAGCTACCCGCAGACCGGGAGTCAACGGAGGTTTGCAACCGGGTTCGTTAAGTGCACAGCGTCCATCGGCAGAGCAAATTCCGCAAGCGACTAAGACGGTTGAACTGAAACGGGCCATCGCAAAGATGTCCCCGCAGGAATACCGCAAGAAGTTGAAGAGCCCCGAATTCGTGGCTCAGCTTCGCGCGGCGGGGATTCCCGTAGTAAGTCAACAAACCGTGTAAACGGAATTCAGAGATAGAGGCCCAGTATGGCTGGACCAAACCCAAGTGGAAATAACGTAGCGAATGTACTTACCGCACAAGCCATCTTGTTCGATAAGGAACTCATCCCTAACCTAAAGGGTGAGACAGACGCTTTCGTAGCAGTGGCCGAACGCCGTGTGCAGGGATTGCACATGGGTGTTAACCGCCAGTTCTTCCAGTACAACACCCTAGCGGGTGATACTGTTCAGAATTCTGACGGTACAGTCGGCGCGCCAGAAGTGATTTCGCAGATTAGCGCACCTGCACAAGTCGGTGAGTGGAGAAATTAACGTTTATTCCTCTCACTAAAATAAACACTTGACTAAATCGGTGGAACTCTGTTATAATACAGACAGTACCGAGGAAAGACAGGTTTAATGATTACAAAAGACAAAACAAAACTAGCATATTTAGCGGCGCTGCTTGATGGAGAAGGTTACTTCTCTATAAGTAAGACAAACGCCTATTATGAGAGTGGGGAAGTTTATCCTGCTTTTGATTTACAAATAGGAGTTTCTAACACTTCTGAAAAACTCATGAAGTGGCTTGTGTCCAATTTCGGCATGAAGTATCGAGCACTTTCTCAGCGAACAAATACGTTTGCTAAAAAGGCTTGTTACCAATGGAAAATTGAAAGGAGAGAAAACCAAGAAGTTTTTATTTTGGCAATTCTCCCTTATTTAGTAATCAAGAAAGAGCAAGCAAAAACAGCCTTACAGTATATTCGGCTTCCCCGAATTGCTCCTGCTGAAAGGATGAAGTTGCACTTGAAAATGAAAGCTCTGAATAAACCTGAATCCGTAACGACTAATATGTCAAGCCTTCCCCAATAATTAGGAAGTGAAGATAGAGTCTGACCTAACAGGCGACTGTTAGAGCGACCCCGTAGTGATGCGGGATTCCAAAACACAACTGATAACTATTCCAACTTTTCCGCGTTCGCAATCGCAGCGTCGATTGATGAACTAGTTGGCAACAGCGCAGTGGAACTTGGCTATCAAGCCGGGCAGTCCATCAGCGAGTTGTACAGCGCCGTTGCTGACAGCGCCTCAAGCGTTGACGCCAACGTTGACCAGAGCAGCTTGCTTGCATCTCCGTACACGCTAGACCTAGCGACCGTACGTGAAATGAAGCAGCAACTGGTTTCCATCGACGTGCTTCCTTGCAAAAAGGGCATGTTCTATGGCGTTGTGAGCCCGAACGTGTTGGGAGACATCTACAACGCAACAACGGTTAACAACTCCATCATCGATAACTGGAAGCACACGGAAAGCGGCCAGAAGAAGTTCGATGAGATGGCTGGTTCCGACCAGACAAAGGAAATCGTTCTGCCGGGTACAAACATTTTGTTCCGTCAGACGCCTTTTGTCACCAAGACTGCTGCCTACAAAGGCGGCACCAAGACCGCATACCGCACCTACGTCTTCGGCAATTACGCGATGATTGGTGTGTGGTTGCAGGTCCCGGGCGACACCGACCTCGATGAGGGCGATTGGCGCACGATTGATTGCCGTTGACTTACAGCGGCTTTATTATTATAAGTAATGAATGAAAATCATTTCTAATTGACTCGAACCCTGAGACGGGAACGAGGCGGAACTCGGTATCGAGACCGTGAGAGACTAAACGAAATGACTCCCATCGGGAGATGTAATAGTCCGTTCTTACAGGAATTGAACTGTAAGAGGCAAACAGAAAATGATTTGCCCTAGCAAATAGCTAGTAACAAATTAAGGTAGTCACAGACGCACCGCCATCTTCGTTCGACCCAACCGCTACAATCGGGGGTTGGGCTTCGTATCGGTTTCACCAAACAGTTACTCTTCCGCCAGCTACCGGAGCGAACACCCAACGTGAGCGTTTCATCGATAGCATCCCGGCGATTCAGTAACAAAAATCTCTTGACATAGGTTGCAACTTGTGTTAAGATTTAGATTGATGGGGTGTGCCATGAACACACCCCCTCAATCGTACTCTTTCATGGAGAGAAAAATGCAAGGCGAAAATAGAATAAATATGGTCGGTCAAAAATTTGGTCGACTGTTAGTAGTATCGGCAGCGAAAACAAAGCATAAAAGAGCTTTTTGGAATTGTTTATGCGATTGTGGAAATACCTGCGTCGCAATGGGTAAATATCTTCGACAACATAAAAAGCAAAGTTGTGGATGTTTGCACCGAGAAAATATTTTATCAAACATAGAAAAGATGCGGCTTAGCGGCCATCGGGATTTGCCAAACGGTGAATGTGCTTTTAACCTCTTGTATATTAGTTACCATTCATCGGCCACAAAAAAGTCTTTGCTATTTGAATTAAGTAAAGATGATTTTCGAGCCATAATCAAACAGAACTGTTTTTATTGCGGCTCCGCTCCGATTCGATATTATAGAGACAAACTCCCTAACGGCGGTTTTTTATGCAACGGCGTCGACAGACGCGATAACGCTGAAGGGTACATAGTTTCAAATTGTGTTCCTTGTTGCCATAAGTGCAACTGGATGAAAAATAAATATACTGAGCAAGAGTTTATTTCTCATTGTCGGGCTATCGTAGAGTATCAAAATAGAAAGAACAAGGAATCCAACAATGTCAACCAACCCATTCACCCTTGCTGAAGGACAGAATCAAGTAGACCTTCGTAAGACACGCGCTCATGATGAAGAAATCATGACGAGCCACCACGACCTTCCGACAACGAAGGCCAGTATCCAGCAAATCTTGGCTGGTGGCACCCCAGATTGGGTCCGATGGCCGGGAGATTACAAAGCTTTTGTTCAGGAGTCATTTGCTGCTGAAAAGGAAATCAGCGATGAAATGGCTGAACAGTACGCCATTGAAGACCAAGAAGACCTCAAGAACGAGGCTGCTCGCAAGGTCAATCCGATGTCCGTCGACGACTTCTTGCTGAAGCTCCGCCGGAACGGTATTAAGTGTTTTACAGTTTACAACGGTTTGCAAGGCACGGTTGGTTTGTGGTGCCTGCCACCGAAGCAGAACGCCCGCGCCCGATACGTTTGTTATATGCAAGTTCCGGCGATGTATGAGTGGAGTGTTCTGAGAGTCGACCGTCATAACGTTCCCATCGGCGAAAAATTTCGCGGATGGCGTACGGTGCTGTGCGAACTCATCAAGAAAGAAATCCTGACCGAATATCAGGCACATAAGATTTTTGGGCTTCCGTCCGAGAACAAAACCTTCTCCCGGTACCGCCGCACGTTGTGGGAACTCCGCAATTTGAAGAAGTACACTGAAGAAGAGTTGGCCTCGAAGGATGTCTAAGTAGTAGAAGTAGCAAAGCAACAAAATAAGGCCCGTCAGTCGGCCTATTGGACTGACAACAATCAATGCGCTGCACGTTGCGGCCTCTTAGGCATAACGTGTGTAACACCAAATGGAGAACATCATGAGTAACGAAAAACCGAAGTCGGTCTTCGAGCAACTTGCGAATGGGCAGAAGCCCGGCGTGGCTGCCGAAGCAACGCCAGAAACGACAAGCGCCGCAGAGGCTCTTACGTCGAATCTGGATAACAATCTATTGGGGCAACTTGTTGCCTTGATGGTGCTTGAACAAAAGCAAAGATTACAATCCGCCCAAGAACAAGAGCGACGCGACAAAGCTCGGGCTTCTCAGCGTGAGCGTAATGCTAAAGACCAAGACAACAAGCTTCTTTTGAAGCAAGCTCGTTGTAAGCATTTGAAGGGTGGAAAGCGCGGTCCTAAGACACAAAACAAGGACTACGCAGTCTACCAACACCGCTTCATCAATTTCATCGAATACATTCGATGCGCGATTTGCGGCATGAAGTGGTTCCGCGAAGATACCATTGAATATTTGATGCGCAAGGGTCGTAAGATTTCCAATCACACGAAGATTGGGTGGCGCGAAGCCGCAGCGATGATGGAAGGTTCCACCAACACGATGTCCGCTTCGGAAGCAGTTCCGAGCGCGATTCAGTTCGGAGCAGCCGGATTGGCACCGGGTTATACCGATGCAGCCGGACTACCGACCGTACCTCGTATCGTTGACCTTCAGGGAAACCCAGTCAGCGACGTAGAACTATAAACTTTCGCAAGGTCATAAACCCGAGGGGCGGCGGTTTTCCGCCCCCATTTCTTTCTTTCTCAGAGATAAGATGACGACAGTAGCTACCACACAAACCTCTCAAACTACTACCTTTGGCTGCATCCAAACTCATTTTAACGCATTAACTCTTCTGCGTAAGGGTTCTAAGTAATGGCAACTAAAGTAACAGATAATTTTGCTCGGGCTGATGGTGTACTAGGCCCAAATTGGTCAGGTCCTTATACTAGCTTAAATAGCGGATTAGGAGAAGGTGCAGTTGGAATTGGCGGAATTCTAATAAATAATCAAGGATTTGGACCTATCAACGCGCACGGTGGCGATTCTTATGCTCTTTGGGCGGGTGGACAAACATTCGCAAATGACCAATATGCGAAAGCGGTTGTTAAGACAGTAGCTCCATATACCGCTGTTTTGAATATTACTGCTTGCACATCTTCTGGTGGAAATTCTACTTATACTTATACAGTGGCAAGTGGAAACGCGGCAACTCCGATAAGTGGTGGCTTCTTATATGTGAAAATCTCTGGAATGCAAAATTCTGGAAACAACGGTACATTTACTGCGACCACATTTGGTTCAGGAACTTTCACAGTTGCGAATGCAACTCCCGGTGCAAATGAATCAGGTTCAACGGGAACTGGAATTTGCGCAAGCGATGCGGGAGCGGGCGTTGTTGTTCGTGGAACAACCGATGGAAAGAATTGTTATTTCTTTCATTACGGAACGAATTCATATAGCGGCGACGGAAGAGTTGGATATCACGAATTGTGGAAACAAGTCAATGGTGTTTTCACAATTCTAAATGCGAGCACGGCGGCTATAACTTCTCTTCCTAATATCGGAGATGTGGTTGCATTGTACGCGAGTGGTACTAAACTTACTGCGGTAATCAATAATGTGATTATTACCCAAGTTACAGATTCGAGTTTAGCCTCGGGTATTCCGGGAATTTACTCTTGGAGTGTGGCAGGACCAAACGAATATAACTGGAGTAACTGGGGAAATTCCGGAGTTATGGGCGATACTCCCGGCAATAATGGCACGACGTATAATGCGTGGGAAGGCGGAGATTTCACAGGACCATATACACAACTTGCGTCGGATACGTTTTTAGAAGGAACTGCGCTTACCCAAGTTGTATCTGATAATTTTACTCGTGCAAACGGTGCTCTGGGAGCAAACTGGGTAGCAAGTGCCGGGACGATGCAGATTGCGTCTAACAAAGCAGAGGCTGGGTCTGTAAATGCCCGATGTTCAGCTTATTGGGGTGGTGGGCAGACTTTCAATAATGACCAATATGCAGAAGTAACTATAGCAGCAATTAATGGGACTTGTTTGGGCGGCCCTCAAGTTCGTTCTTCGAATTCAGGAATTCATGGAACGACAGGCGAGACTGGATATATTTTACTGATTCCAAAAACAGGAACTTCTGGAAGTTTGCAAGTTCAAAGAATTATAAATAACGCAGGCGCTACTACTATTTCGACAATCGCAGGAATTACACCGTCAATTGGGGATACGTTTAGAATTTCGGCGGTTGGTACTACTATTACAATTTACCAAAATGGTATTTCCAAAGGGTCGGTGACAGATTCTAACATTACGACAGGATTGCCTGGAATATTTTGTTTTGCTCCTACCGGAAATGCCGTTACAGATTGTCAATTTTCAAACTGGGCAGCAGGCGGAACAGGCGCTCCATCGACTTTTACTTCAAGAGCAAATCAAAATTGGATGTCAAATGCGTCAAACGGGATTTCCCCGAACGTTACGGATGCCTCCAACGTTTCACAGCTTTGGCAAAATACTGTAACTTGGCCTGACAACCAGTATGCAGAAGCCATCCTTACAGGTAATGGAGCAACTTGCGGGCCGGGAGTTAGAATTTCAACTTCTTCGGATACCGGATATGCAATGATTTTCGGTGTCGGAAGTCTTTTGAAACTCGTAAAAGTATCTGCTGGTACCATCTCAACATTACAATCTGTAGCCTATACGTTCAATTCTGGAGATACTCTTAGAATCGAAGTTGTAGGTGATATAATTTACGGAAAACTGAATGGGACAATTGTGATGGCTTTTGATGATAGTGCATCGTCTCCCATCACTTCTGGAAAAGCTGGAATGTTAGCTTTCGGGGTATCCGCCACATCAACATTTAAGACTTGGAAAGCAGGTCAAATCGGCGGTTTCGGAATTTCTGGGTCTGCGGGCGCGGTGGGCGCAAATGTTGCTTGGTCTGGTGGCCCTTCGATAGACGGCAGTGTTATATCCGACAGTTCTGGTAATTATGACACAGGCGAAGTTCTTGCTAACGGCAGTTATACAATCACACCAACATTGGTCGGGCACACATTTAGCCCGGTAAATGCACCTGAAACAGTGAGTAATGCGGATATAACAGGCGTGGATTTTATGAGTACTTTCACCATTTCTGGGAATGCAGGATTAGCAGGAGCAACAGTTTCTTATTCTGGGTCTGCGTCGGGTTCCGTCATAGCCGACGGCAGCGGAAATTACTCCATAAATGGGTTAGCAAACGGAAGTTATACAATTACGCCGTCTAAATCCGGATACAACTTTCTTCCGGTTAATTCTAATCAGATGGTCAATAATGCGGACATATCCGGTGTAAATTTTACAGCCGCTCTTAATGTATATAGCGTTCCAGATTGCCGCGTAACTCCGAACGATTCGCGCAATGTTCAAGGCACATTGACTTATGACGTAATGCCCGTCTTTTCTTTGAGGTATTGGTTCGATACTTTGTTCAACCGCACAGAACCGCTGCCTGTTGATTCGCGCGCAGCAGGCGCGCCAACAGATTCGCGAACGGCAGACAACATCCCGGAAAATTCTAGGGCTCCAAAGACTTAAATTTTATGGCTTCAGTAAGCGGGCCTAACAGTTCTAAACCGACGACAGCGCAAATTGTCGGTGGCAGCTATAATGCTGCGGAAGAAGTTCTCGTAGATGGGCAAGCAAGCTCGCTTCAACTTGACATAAACGGAAAGTTGATTACAACTAGTACCGTTGTGGGCACAGCCGACGTAAACATTAAAGACGTTAACGGCTCTGCCCCCGCGCTAACAAACCCTCTTCCGGTTGAATTATCAGACGGCACAAACGCTTTTGGAACCAGCGGAAACCCCCTATATGTAAACGTGGCTTCAGACGGTAGCGTAGTGTCCAATGGTAATTCAACCACCACGCCATTAAATGCCGGGGCTTCGTTCACGGGAACAGTTTTTGATGCCTTGAATTATTCACAAGTCACTGTGCTGTCTTTCAGCGACCAAAGCAGCGTCTCGAATGGATTACAGATTCAGTATTCTAATGATGGAACACATTGGGACCACGATGTTTCCACTACGGCCAATGCGGGTGAATCTGCAAGTATTCAGTCGGGAATTCATGGGCGCTATGTTCGTGTAGTTTATACAAACGGTTCTGTTAATCAGGCTACCTTTAGATTACAAGCCTTATTCAACTGTATTTCAGGGACAGCTACGATAAGAGATTTGGATACTCTCGTAGGCCCAGAC